ACAATTCCAAGTAATAGCGGTTTCGTAAACTTAGGATTAGTTGAAACTTATCCAACTGGAGGTGGAGGTCCTACTGCTTATGGACCAACGTCTTATTATGGTTCAGATCCTAGACCAGCAGAACAAGGTGATAATTTAAATAATCCTATTGATTTAGGAGATTTTTCATCAGTATTTAAATCATTTACTATAACAAATAATCATGGAGGTCTTACAAGAAAACAAACTACTTTCTACAAAGTAAATTTATCAAAACCAAGAACAATACAATTTACACAAAATTTTTCACAGTTTTCTTACGAAGAAAGAACTAATAGAAATACTTTACTTGCCTTTTATCATATATTAGAGGATGGCAGAAGACAAGAATTACCAATAAATGATGAAGGTTACGTTTATAAGGAAAGTTCTATTGATTATTTAGATGATGATAATGGTGTTTTATTAGATGATTATCCGAAAACGACATTAGGAGTAGGTAGTTACTTATTCTTAATAACAAATGATATACGATATCTTGAAACTAATTATTCTATAAATTTAAATGTATCAGCACTGGATTGGAGATTTGTAACTGAAGCAGTAGATGAATCTATTAATTTTGGTTTAGTCTCAGAAGAAGCTGCATCTAGTCTTGATTTTGGTTCTATTACCTAAACTACTTCCATCTTTCCTGTATCAGGATTATATCGCTTAGGTAGATAATCTGCAGGATCCTGTTTTGCAAATGATGGATCTTTAGTAATAGTTGGTTTTGGTCTACCTTTTGTTTTAGCTAATTTAACAGCATCTAAATATTCTCTTTTTGCTTCATCAAGATTCTGTTTAGCTGCATCCTTTACAAAATCTAATTGAGACTTAGGAGTTGTACCTGTAGCTGTACTACTTCCACTTTTAGATGCAGATTGACCAGTTGTTTGAGTGAAAGTCCTTGGAGTTGATTTTATATCAAAAGGTCTTGGAGTTGTTCTAAAACTAGTGTCGGCAACACCTTTTGGCAAAGAAGATAAATAAGCAGCTGCTGCTAACATGTTTGTACCTTTTGCTCTAGCTCCAATCTCAGCTGGTGTTCCTACTTCGTCATATCTTTGATCTTGAATTTTCCCAGTTTCTGTCTCTATTCTATTCATCTGCTCAGCTAAGTCTTTAAAACTCTTCTCAGGTATTATTGTTTGAAACTGCTGAGGTTGAGTCTGAGCAGGCATTATTACAGTTGGTGCTGATGGCTTACTTCCACCCATTTTATTTTTTAAAAATACATTCTATGTTAATTCTATCTTCAACATACTCGTATATATGAACACTTCCTATATATCCAAGTGGAACAAGTATTGCGAGTAAAAGTAACTCAGCATAAGTAATCGGGCGACGCATGATAAAAAATATCTCTTCTTTATTGATATTAGCTAAAGTTGGGAAGATTTTCAAAAGTAAGCTATGTTTTAAAAAGATACATGTAATATGATCCTCAGATGCCAGTAGAAATAACAGAGGATTGGTTAGATATTTTAGACACTACTAATTATGCTCCTCTAAAAGACCCTGATAATACATATCAAAGTTATAGATTTAAAAATTTAGACATTCAATCTGTGACTACTAAAAATTTTAGAAAAAAACTATGTGATTCTTTAATAGAACAAGTAGAAATATTTATACCTCCATCAGGTAGTTTCTCTAATGCAGATTTAAGAAGATATTTAGATTTAATTTCAGGTTATGAAACCAGTACAACTGATGTAGTATTAGGTCTATCATTGGCAGATCAAATAAGAATTACATTTAGTGACATGAAGACAAGCACAATTTGTGATCGATACCCAGAAATTAATCTTGCAGAAAAAAGAAGATATAGATGTGTTGCCGAATATTTAATTAGACAAGGAGAATTAGCTAAATTACGAGATGAAAATGGTAAATTAATTAAAAAAATAGGAAATATGCAAAAGGCAGTAGTCTTATATAGACCATTACCAAAACTATTAGAAACATTAAGAAAATCAGGCTTAGCAAAATTTGTAAAAATTGACAAAAAACAAAAAGACAGTAAAAATGTAGTAGTAGGTAAATCTTGATGATTAGAACAAGAAGTCGTATACGTACTCGTTTTATTGCAACTTTAGCTTTAATTACTTCATTAATTACTTTTGCATCTGGCTTTATAGTATTTTTATACATGAAAAGTCCTGCATTTGAAAATCAACTTTTAGGACAAGTAATGAAGCATATGGATTGGATTGTTGAAAATGAGTTTGAAAAACAAATACAAAAATTAAAACCAAGACCTGTTGCTGACCCAAATGACGAGAATGCATGGTTTTGGGACTACATAAAGAAAAGAAATCAAAAATTAATAGATGAACAACTTAATTCAGGAGGATCAAAAAATGTCCAGTAGAAGAAACGAATTACTAAAAAAACTTATTGGTAAAACAACAAGTGAAGATCAAAAGAAATTATATCAATTAACAATAGAAAGAATTTGTGCAGATATGTGTGAATTTTACTACAAGTTTTATCACAATGATGGTCCAGGCGTGATTGTCTATGCACCTGAACAGGAAGATGAAGAGAAATCGATGTTTTATTTACCTATAGATAATTTAAAAATTGCTATTGATGACTTAAATAAGGCTGATAATGAAGGTGCTGCTGATGTAATGAAAAAAGCTATATTAAGAGCAGAGAAAGTAGATCCTGATAAAGAAGCTATATTTATAATTCAGGATTCTAGACAAATGTCCCTAATACATTATAAAAAAGACTGTGAGGGTGCAAGTTTTAAAATGATGTGAATAATAAGCCATATCTATCTAAACAGATAAATGATTTAACTGATGATTGGCTTACTCCATGTGATTATTTACCTTATATAGATGCATTATTAGGAGATATTGATTTAGATCCATGCTCAACATACAGTGCAAACGTAGAATTTTTACGAGCAAAAAAAATATATACACCTAAAGAAGATGGATTAAATATAGATGATCCTTGGACTGGAACAGTTTATTTATTTCCTCCAACAGTGGGAAGGTGTTCTTTTTCTCAAGAAAGAGGTACTTGGAGATGGAGTGTAAAAGCTGGAGTAGGAGCAAAAGCACCAAGTGTTATATGGTTTAGAAGATTAATACGGGAATGGAAGTTGAGAAATATTAGAGAAGCATTATTTTTTTCTACATATCCTGAAATGTTGAGAATATGTCCTGAAATGTGGGACTATCCTGTTTGCTTTCCAACTGATAGAGCTAATCTTATTCATGGAAAGGGAATGTACGTCATATCTCCCCCTGTTCACTGGGGATATTTTATATATCTACCTAGAATTGAGTTTGGTTTTAATCAAACAGATAGATTTGAAAATATATTTTCTAATATAGGAAAAGTTATATGTTAGTTATCTCTAGGAAATTGCTCATCTTTTAGCTGTAAAGGTCTTGGAAATCCATTTTCATTTAAATTATTTACAAATGCCCTTAAAAAATCTTTTTTAGTGAAATCATCAAGTCCTGGTCTTACTCCACGACGATCCGCACTTATATCCGTTTCAGGATTTAAAGACTTATAAAACCTGTAACGATTGTCAACGTCGTAACTACTAGTAAACTTACTCATAGAGACATTCTACGAGGGATTAACATGACCATGTCTGAATCAGAAATGAAAATTAGTGGAGTTTGTGATGATATTAAAGAACTATTAATACATAAAAATAGAAAATATGGTAACTCTGCTTTAAAACCTTGCAGAGTTTTTAGTAAAGCATCTGCTGTAGAGCAGTTACTGGTCAGAATAGATGATAAATTAAATCGGATTATGCAGGGTGCTGGACTTCTTGCAGATGATGAAGATGTTGTAAATGATTTGATCGGATATTTAGTATTGCTTAAAATAGGAATGAATGATGAAAAACATCAAGAAATGCTTGCAATGGGGAGAGCAATCTATGGTGATGGATTAAAAGCAGATCCACTCACTGAAATATTTGAAGAAGGTTACAAATCAGTAACTATTCCCCTTCATCAAAAACCAATACCACAGGAGGATGACGATGGAGTATAAAGATTTAATTGACAACTATACTCCTGAGCTGGAGCTAATTGATGCTTTAAATTATCTTAAAGATCAACCTTGGCTCGCTTCGGAGATCCTAGACCACTTGGCTTCTCGTTCCAGTAGCGGAAAAATCGACGTAAAATCTCTCCTGAAGGATCAAACTCTTTAAATTTTTTCTCTAAATATTCAATTCCTTTGATTTGATTAGAGGAGCCATTATAAGTTTCTACTAAATTTAATAAACAAGCCTCAGTGTGACATTCATGACGGTAGAAAGTAGGTATTTCTTTATCTGCAGCAAAATACATATCAAGTTCTGCACGTCGTCTAGCTACCATTAAATCTCCACCAGACATCCAATAAGTATTAATGTAAGGACTCCATTCTTTAATAATCTTAGTTTTGGAAGAATAACTGTTAATGAGATCTAATAATCTGCAATTTTTAAAAGATTGGATTCCAATACTATGTGCAAAACTTAAAATTGCTGCTCTCCTGTTTATGTTTAGATTTACGTAAACATAATTTTTTAATTTTTCCGAAAATTCTCTTAAATCTAAAAAAAATTGTTTATCAACCTGTTCTTGAGTTGCTTTATCTTTTGCTGTTAAAGCGTGTCCATTAAGTTCTTTACTTCCATATCCAATCTTCCAAGACTCTTCACCGAAGTCCTTATAAGCAGCATATTTTCCTAAACCAAGAAAGGTTCTTGCTGAAGTATAAGATTTTGTTAATTTGTAACCTTTTTCTGAAAAGAAAGAATATTTAGGGAACGTCAACAGTGCCGTTGTAACTCACTTCAGAATAACCATCATATGTGAGTAAAACAACATAATCTTTAGCAGCGTTAGTAACTGTAACACCAACAGCTCCTTTTCCTCTGCCAGCTTTCTCTATGTCAAAGAATTTTTGATAACCAGTAGGAGCATTGCTTTGATCAAATGCATCTTTTTGAAATATCTGTACATTACGAATGCCTGATGTCTTTTCAAGAGTAACAATGATATTACCTGTACCACCAGGATTTACTTCGAATCCTCTAACATCGTCACTTTTATCACCTGTGGTTGAACCACCAACATAAGAAATCTCTGATCCAGAATCGACACTGAATGTATCAAGAGTTCCGTTAATTCTTCTTGTAGCCATGTTTTTTAAGAAATTTGACCTTCAGTTGAGAGCTGAAATTGAATGTCTGCATCTATACCATGATCTTTCATAATGCCATAGAACATTTGCCGATCTAATGCTTTTTGATGTAAAAGCTCAATAAATGCTTCTTCTAACTCTACTCGGTCTAAAGTTTGGATTGCGATAGCAGCAGCATGAATTGCAAATTCTTGATCTACTGGGAGGTTGACATCCATGAAATTTAAAACCTTTATACATATATTACCAACAGTGAATTAAGGAGCAACACTATACAGTGTTTAAGATCTAGTATCTACAGTGAAGTTCGGGATGTCGGGAATATCGTCATCTATACCAGTCTTCTTTAGATCTCTCGATTTTATAAATTCTTCCAAATGTTTCTTGGGATCTGTAGCTGGGGTCATGGATTCTTATGTTCCTCTTTAATAACATAGAACTTACTCCATAACTGCCACCAAAAAGTATCATGAAACTAACAGCTATAGTAGTCATTTGAAATTCCTATGTTTCACTGTATTCTAAGACTAGTAAAACTTAAAAATGACAATAGAGGATTTAATAAGATACTTTACAGAGGCTTCCATTACTGGAGCAAGTAAAACCCAAGTTGTAAGGCAGTTTAAAAAAACTTACAATTTAAATGATAGTCAGGTAAAAAAATTACAGATCTTAGCCTCTCTTAAAAAGAAACCAAAAAAAATAAATTATAAAGATTTTTACAAAAATAATATAACAAAAAAGGCTCAAAGAATTTATTATCCTTTTACTCAACTGTATAAATTTGAAAATTTTTTATCAGATGATGAATGTGATAAATTAATCTCAATGACATCAAGGAACCTCAGACCCTCAACTGTTGCAGATAAAGATGATACTTTATTAGTAAACGATTACCGTACAAGTAAAACTTCAGATTTAAACTATTTTACCGATCCTTTTCTCCTAAGTATTGACCAAAAGATATCAAAATTAATGAATTTAGAGCCATTTCTTGGAGAAACAATGCAAGCTCAGAAATATGAAGTCGGTGAATATTACAAAGAACATTATGATTTTTTCTCACCTTTTAATCATGAGTTTAAAACTTATTGTGAATGGATGGGTCAGAGAACTTGGACTACAATGATTTATCTTAATGATGTTGAAGAAGGAGGAGAAACTTATTTTAAATATTTAAATTTAAAAATTAAACCCAAAAAAGGCTTATTAATAGGGTGGAATAACTTATATATTAATGGATTTCCTAATTACAAGACCATGCATGAAGCCTTACCACCACTGAAAGGAAATAAATATATTATTACTAAGTGGTGGAGAAGTTGGAGTCTTATCTAATTACCACTTAACTTTATGTGACCAGTATCTCGCAGAGAATTTATCGGGATTTGGATCTTGTGCATTATGTCTTGCATAATATGATTTTTTTCTAGCTTTATCTTTTGCTGATTTTGGATTTTTACCAGCTCCTTTCACTCCCTGCTGACCAAATCTAATTATTTTTTCTTTACCATCTTTACAAGCTTTTACTACATGAGACTTAGTCTTGTGACTAGGAGTCTTTTTTGGTTTATTACATTTCAACCTATCTTTTGAAAGTTGTTTAGCTTTTGCCCTCTTCGACATCTGTTCGTTCTTTATTAGAAGTCATATATGTCATTGTAGCTCTAAGATGCCATTGATTTTTTTTATGAATTCTTCCTCTTTCAACAGCTAAATCCTGAGTGAGATCATCACCTACTAGCCCTGCATACTTAGCTAATTCTTCAAATGCAGCTGCAAGCATATCATGAGCGGTAGTTATATCTAAAATAAGTTTGTCCTGATCAAAAGGATCAAAATTTTCTATGTCTTTAATTCTAGATGATAATAAATTTGCAACACTAACTGGTGTCATTACATTTATAGATCTTATATGTTCAGCAATATTATCTATACCTTCAGTCATCTCAGTCTGAATATCCCCTGTAAGAAGATGAATTTGATAAAATTTTGAACCTAGAAGACCCCAATGTACTAATTGAGTTTGATGCAAAACCATTACAGAGTCTCTAAGACACTGAACTAGATGCTCATTTACTAATGCAGCATCTTTTGGATTTATGTTATTCATTAAAGAATTTTTATTGTACCTTTCTGTACCTTAGCTCGAATACTTTGATCTTCGCTACCTTCTGTTCTAGCAAGAGCATCTGGCATACGTGCCCTTTGTAATTCAGGCATATATTCCATGATTTTTTGACTCTTATCTTTTAAGAATGCTTTGGCGTTAGCTTGAGATCCATCCGATGTAGAAATCATTTGTTATGTACGGAGTAGCTTTGTCTGAAGATACAAGCTTAATAGGAGCACTATTATCTTCTATCCAATGCTTTATTTTACCAAGTCTTTCCTCTGAATAACAAGAATTAGATGGATTATACCAATCTTCTAGTAATACAGACCCTTTTGACCTATTACATTTGGAACAAGAACAAATCATATTTGATTTGACATTGTGACCACCTTTAAACTTTGGAACTATATGATCTATGGTTGCAGACTTCAAATCTAAATCTTTTTCACAATATGCACACTTCCATTCCCATGACTCAAATATTGACTGTCTAAATTTTCGTCGAGCATTACGAGGAGATAATTCAATTAGGTTGACTAGTAAATCTTGCTCGCAATTAATCATATATCATGCAGCTTTGAAAAAACTCTATGCTGCATAAACTTGCACAAATGTATCTTTTATTCCATTAATGGAACTAGCTCCACATCTTCTTCTATCTCACAGTCTGACTCTTCAAGTAATCTTAATAAATAATAATGAATTTTTTCAGTAACCCATTTTAAATCTTCATCTTTCACATCATTGAATATTGCATTTAGAGATAAGTCACGAGATGGAGTTCGAATATGGTCTGCTAACAACCTAAGAGCTTTATATCTTTCTTGATTCATCTCCGATAACATCTCATGTAACCTCTGCAACATCTGCATCACTTGTGTTTTCTACTTCTTCTGGTGGATGTTCTATTTCTTTTTTTAAGTAAGACACGATTTCTTGTGCTCCTAATACTTTCATATAAGATTCTTTCAATTGACCTAATTCAAGATCTTTTAATTTAATATCACTAGCTAAACCAGCAGCCTGTTCATTAAGCTGTTTCATTGTATCTTCTAGTTTTTCTAAAGAAATTTTACAGGACATTGATCAATACTCTATTAATTTGAGTATAGCTTCCTAAATTTTATCTAGCTACTAACAATCGTTATAATTTTTAGCTATATCTCCACCTATCTCAGATCCTTTATCTTGAGCAAACATTGTTACGAGCCCAGCTGCTAACCATCCAACAATTGGTATATTACTGACTACAGGTGCTGCTTTAACTCCTACAGAGGCTCCTACGACCCTTCCAGTGGCATTTCCACTCCCCTCTACTTTTATGCAAGCAATATCCTTATCACTCATTACATTACCTTTTGGTTGGGCTGAAGAGGATTCACCACTCATGGTATAAGTTTCTCTTAAACTTAATTTAGATTTTTTATTAAATAACCCTTTCTCATCATCTACAAGTTTAGTTCTTGCAAGAATTTTTGGATCATTGGCTTTATAACTAATACTATATCCATCTTGCTTAGCTACAACTCTATAGCTTGTATATGGACCTACTGGTAAATTTAAATTTGGATAAGGATTCTTAAACTTTTGAGAAACTAAAGTATTCATCAAAGAAACATTAGATATTCCTAAGAGACTTACTAAAACTATTACTCCCCAGTTTCTTCTTTGTTTGTAGTACATGTCACTTATTAGTATTTTCAGTAATAATTTTTATTGGAGCTTGTTCTATACGAAGTGTCTGAGTAGCTACAGATGGTTGACTTTTAGTAACATCTTTAGATTTTTCTCTCTTACCTCGTGATGCATCTACGCCAAAAGAACTAAGCGTCGCAGTTAGAATCGAAGCTGGAAAAGTTATATCCTTGGGTTCATTACTATATCCTGGAAGAGAAATGTAGTTAAGACTAACAATAAATCCACTCCAAGCAACTACGACAAGCCTTACTACGACTGAGATAAAAGCTAATTGTTCATCTTTGTCATCTATGTTTTCTTTAATTTTTTCGAAAACATTTTTCTTCTGCTGTGATTTAGAAGACTCTTTTGAATTTTCAGTCATTTTATAATCCGATTACATACTAAGTTTCGCTCATGTAAACTTATGTATAGCAAACAATAAGTACAGAAAAATGAGAAAATTTCTCCCTTTGTTGATATTGATATTTGCACCAGTAGCAAAGGCAGATATCACTCATAAACTATCAGCTAGTGTACAGCTAACTGTAAACGCTGCAGCAACTAACGTAGAGCGTTTAGGAAATACATATAGTGTTTCAGGAAATAATGTCACAACGAGTTATACACCAGACGGTGGAGCATCTACCAACTCTATTGGTGCTATGACAATCACATCAGGAGTTGGTTCTATTCCAACCTTATCCGCTGTTCAAGCA